CAACACATCACATACGATTTATCTAAAGTAGTTGTTAAGCCATTTACTGCAACAGGTGCAGTTAATATCAAGAACCAATTAGTTTCCAATATGCTAGGTTCTTATCCATTTAGTACATGGACAGACATAACGAATACTACAAGTACGTTCACAAATGACATTCCTAGATATTTTAGAGAGTGTCTTGGCGGATATGAAGGAAGTGTGTTAGATGTTTTAAGACCCGAGTATGAATGGGACAATTTAACTGTAAAACTCCATGCTCGCAGAGGTGCAGACAACGGAGTAAGAATTTCCTATGGGAAAAACCTTATAGACTACTCGCAAGAGCAAAATAATGAAAATGTCTATGATGGTGTCTATGGTTATGCCGTAGTCGATGAAGTTACATACAAAGCTGATTCCTACTACAATAAGACAGGAGCGACATATCCAAGAATTTTAAACGTAGATTTCTCTAGCGATTACGAAAGTGGGCAGATTCCAACACCAAGCGATTTACTGCAAAAAGCCACTACCTATGCACAGAATAACTCTATTGAAGTACCGAGTATAAACATAAAGATTGATTTTATCCCACTTTGGCAGACAGAAGAATACAAAAACATTCTTCCGTTAGAGAGAGTAAGTCTGGGCGATACTGTTCATGTCTACTTTGACAAATTAAACGTAGAAGCATCTTCTAGGGTCATTAAAACACAATGGAACGTATTAACAGAAAAGTACGATTCCATAGAGTTAGGCGATGCCAAAGCAAACCTTAATACGATTATTAGTGATTCTATTAGTACGGCAGTAGATGAAGCAGTAAGTAACATGGATATTGATGTCGGGTATATCGAAGAAGACCTTAATAATTTGGCTGATTTAATCACTAACGGATTAGGGTTATTTGTTACTAGAGATGTTTTGATCGATGGAAGTGAAAGAATCGTATTGCACAATAAACCTGATGTAGCAACAAGTGATGTCTTGTATTACATCGGTGCAAATGGGTTAGTAGTTTCCACGGATGGCGGTCAAACATGGAATGCCGGATTTGATTCACAAGGAAATGCCTACTTCAATGCACTAGCTGCGAACATAATTAGAGCATTACAGATTTATGGATCTACGATAACATTCGGTGATATTAACGATAAATATATTACGGCATCGGTCTACTCAATTGATAATGTCGCACAAGGTGTTAGTTTTGATGGTAGTGGTACAGTAAGGTTTAGGCCACAGGAGCAGTTCCTTGTTTACAACAAAGACCCTGTGACCAACAAGAACTACAACATGATTGTCATGAACAAAAGCGGTTCGGCAAGTCAAAGCTATGTTGAATTGGCAAACTACGATGACCTTCATAATTTCGCAATGGCAAACTATTTGGAAATGGATTCCCATGCCGGAGCAAACAACGATACCAATCAGTTCTATTTCGGCAACTACGATACACGAAGCGGTTCGATGGTAAACGGAAACTCAATTGTCATGTTGTCATCACCGACAACCAAATACGTTCAATTGAACAACAGACAATTGAACAACGGCAATAATGCAAACTTTTTAGGTTTGAGTGCGAATGCAGAAAAACACGAACTGTCTTTTTTCAATTATCAGTTTGGGCAAACAGACAAAACGGCAAATTGGGTTCAGTTGCTCACAGACAGTTCAGGCAACAGTTTGAACATATACAACTATGATTATTCAAACTCAACGGTAACAAACTCAATGGAAATGGCATCCACAAAAGTTACTACTCTTTGGAGTTCAAACGATTTGAGATTGAGGTCTGCCGGAGCAGTAAGAATCTATGCGAACTACACAAGGACAATGTCCAACCAAAACGACTACACAGTTACAAATGGCGGAACACAGGATATTTGGATCGGTGGCTATACTGTGAAACTGCAAATGTCATCAAGCGGAAAACTTTCACTATATTGGGGTTCAAAAAGGTTCAATATAACTGCTCCAAGCATCAATGTCGGTGCTTCTGCAAACCTTACAGTTACTAGAGAAAACTAAAGGAGAAAACTATGAAATATTCACAAGCCGAAAATCTCGCAATGAATCTGTCTACCATGTTAGATACCAAAGGCATCGTAGGTTTCAAGATTGCAAGAAACTTGAGAATGATCAATGATGAACTTCAGGAGTACTACCAATTCAAAGAAGAACTGTTCAAGAAATATGGCGAAGAAGTGGATGGCAATCTCGTTGTCAAAAAAGATAGCGAGATCTATCCACTTTTCCTTAATGAGATAAAACAGATTGCTGAAACCGAAGTGAACTTTGATTTTAGAAAGATTACGGAAGATGAGTTAATCGATAGTGGCTTGTCTGCCAAACAGATGAGTATGATATGGGAGATAGTGGAATGAAAGTTAATATGACACCGAATCCTTTGGATGTGGTAACGATTCATGCATCACAAGGCGATACCGAAGCAAGACAATGGGAATTTGAGTTACATAACAATGGTGAACTGATCGATACAAGCGAAATAACGGAACAGATGTTCTTCAAGGCTTATAAAGGTGGAACGGAACAGATTTTACCTGAAAACACAAGTACACCTACAACATCTCCGTTCCTTGGTGATATTCGTTATCCTCAAGGGTTACTGACAGACCAAGAGTTTACTTATAGACAATCACCAACGGAAGAAGATGGATTGGCGTTTGTAGAGAGAATTAAGGGCAATACAATTATCAAAGACAATACTTTAATATCGTTCAATGGAACTGCATTGAAAACAGTAGGGAAGAACCTGTTACCACCAAGTGAATCATTTAGTAGTGTTCCTGATATTACTATCAGTGCAGACAATGGCGTTTATACATTGAACGGCACAGCAACTGCATACAGACAGGCAATAGCAACAGATTCGTTCGTATTAGAGCCAGGCACATATCGATTCACAAAAAAAGCCGATATAGTAAATAATAACGTAAGCGTTCAATTAAGGTCTGTTGATGGACTCACAACTTATGCAACTGCGTTTAATAATTTTGGCGAGACATTCACGTTGGCTGACAGAACCGAAATCAAATTCAGAATTGCAGTCAATGCGAATGCAGGAACGTTAAACAATTACATCATCAGACCAATGTTAGAGTTTGGTTCTGTTGCTACTGACTTTGAGCCTTACACCGAAACTACCACGGACTTGCCTATCTCAACATATTTCCCAACAGGAATGAAACGAGCAAGGAATGCCTATGATGAGTTAACAAACAGCAAGGCGTCAACGAGAGTAAAACAGATTATATTTGATGGCTCAAGTGATGAAAATTGGGAAGTTATCGCAAGCATTAAAAGAGCATACATCGCAGTAAGTGACATTGATACAAGCACTCCCGATACAAGCGTAGGCAACATCATGTCAAATATGTATGTATCAGGTGCTTATAGTAGAGGAGCTGTTGAAGATATTATCACAACTAGGTACGGAATCGCACAGATTAATGTTTTCGATAGTGTAAATATCACATCATCTTCAACAACTGCTACATGGAAAACTTATCTGCAAAATCATCCTTTGATTGTAAATTACGAACTTGCAACACCAACAGAAACCTCATTCACAACGGCATCTCTCGTTACCGAAAACACAGAAATCCCATTATCTAATGAAGATGGTGTTTTGATCGGTAAATGTACCGAAGAATTAAGTGCAGAGCCAGGATTCCACGATGCCAAAATAAAACTTGCTGATGGCGATGGAGAATGTTATTCAAATAAGATTCAGCTTCACATTGAAAGGAGTCCACAATGATTGTTAATACATATAATCTAAATATGATTCCTGACCGAGTCTTACCATTAGTCATGGTGAGCCAATACGATTCTGCTAGAAGAATCGTTTTTAATTTGTTCAACGGCACAGAAGAATATCAACCAACGAGTGCGAAAGTCCTAATTGGCACAAATCAGTACGATGGAACTGTCAACGGCAATCAAGTTACTTTCAATGTGCCTAGTGAATTAACACAAACTGCTCAATATTTATTTGGGGAAATCGTTGCGCAAGATTCCAATGGCAAAATGGGTTCATTAAACTTCAAATTTAAGGTCGATTCTACTCCGTTGGAAGTTATCCAAACAAATACACTTTCTATGGCAAAACCTTTGTCTAACGGCTTAAAAACGGCTTTAGAACCGAAAATAACCATAGAAACAATAGATAAACCTATCGAAGAGCCTATCGAAGATGACTTGGCCGATGAAGAAATGGAAGAACTGATCGAAGAGCAGACAAAAGCATACGAAGAAGAAGCCGAAGAGCCTGTCGAGGAAGAAACCGAGCCGATAGAAGAGCCAACCGAAGAAACCGAGCCTATCGAAGAGGAGAATGAAGATGGATTGGTCAACGATAATACAGACAATTGAAAAAGCCGTTCAAGAGAATCTTGAAACGATAGTTTTGATGCTTATTGTTGTCGGTTCTCTCTCTGCAATCAATATCGTATTAGGAACGATTATTGGTACATTTACGGACAAGTTCGATGCCAAAAAATTCTTCTTTGGAATCTTAAAAGCATTCGTTATCGGTCTGTGTATCTTCGCATTCTGTTATACGTTAAATCTGTTCGCATTGACTCTTCAATTAACAAAGGACATCACTATTTCTACGGACTTTATTTCTACTGTCGAAGTGTTTACCATTCTTATAGTTTGGGCAATTGATATCGCAAAAGATGTCATCGCAAAAATAAAGTCAATGAAAGAATTAAAGTACATTAAGTACGAAGATGTCCAAATCAACGTAAACAATCAAAGTGAGGTTGGGTAATGTTCAAGATTAGGACAGAGCCTGTTAAAGTAGGAACAGAGCCATACAGATGGAATATCGAAAGCCAATATCAATGTACTTGGTATGGGTATTACCGAGCCATCGAGTGTGGCTTTACTCCACCGACATATTGGGATAGGGCAACAAAGACAGGCAGTTATCCCAATGCGAAAGATTGGCTTGAGAATTACAGAGATCCGTGGAT